TCAGGACGAGACGTTCGCGCCCACGGCCCAGTAGAAGGTGGGCCGGGCGCCGTTGAGCAGGTGGTCGCCGACCACGCGGCCCTTGTAGATGGTCGGGTTGTGCGAGGCCAGCGTGCGCGCGTTGCGCCAGTGGCGGTCGAGCCGGATGTCCTCCTGCAGCGCCGAGGCGCCGCCCACGTCGAACAGCCGCGTGCCGGCCTGAAGCACCGCGTCGACGATGCCGGCCTGCGCCTTGGCGGTCTCGAGCTCGACCTGGAACAGCAACTGATCGGGGATCGCTTCGCCGCGCTGGCGCAGGCGGTCGATCTCGCCCAGGGTGCGCGCCACCGCCTGCACCGTCGAACTCGCGACGAAGGCCGTGCTGGCGAGCTGGCCGACGACCTGCTGCACCAGCGGGTCCTCGCGCGGCGTGCTGCCGCTGCCGTGGCTGTAGACACGCTTGCGCGGCTGCACGAAATCGACCGCGTCGCGCACGATCGCGCGCGCGATGCCGGCCAGGGTGGCGAGGTGCGTGAGCTGGAACTGCGCGGTCAGCGGTGTGGGCTGGTCGCGCACGTAGAGCAGCACATGCGCCGGATCGATGCGCACGTTGCGAAAGCGCGTGGTGCCCGAGGCGCTCAGGCGCTGGCCGAAACCGCGCCAGTCGTCGACGCGCTCCACGCCCGGCGCCTCGGAGGGCACCAGCGCGATCACGCGGTCGTTGCTGCCGTCGTCGTTGTGGCGCTGCGCCGAGACCGCGATCCATTCGGCATAGAGCGTGCCGGTGCTGTAGTACTTGTCGCCCTCGAGGCGCCAGCCGTCGCCGTAGCGGCGCAGCGTGGTCTGCATCTGGCCGAGCGGGCCTTCGCCGAGCTCGGTGGTCGCGTTGCCGAAGATCACGCCGTCGGCCGCGAGCCGCAGCCAGGGGCCGTGCAGCGCGGGATCGATCTCGGCGAACAGGCGCTCGATGAAGCCGAAATGGGCGCGCAGGATCTGCGGCAGGTTGGAGTCGGCCTCGCCGAGCTCGATCAGCAGGTCGAAGAACTGCTCGACCGAGGCGCCGAGTCCGCCTTGGGCGACCGGCACGCGCAGCGCACCGAAGCCGGCCTGGGCCAGCCAGGCCACGGCATCGTGGGCCAGCAGGCGTTCGTTCTCGCGCTGCACCGCGCCTTCGGCGATGCGCGCGAAGATCGGGCGGAAGCGGTCGGCGAGCTGGTCGTAGGAGGGCGGTTGCGAGGCGCGCGGCGGCACGGCCACGAGCGATGGGTTGCCGGGCGCGGTGCGCGGCGGATGCGTGAGGGATTCCATGGGGCAGCGACTTTGCAGCCGCGCCCTTCGATTGGGAAATGCGCTTTTCGAGTTTTCTTATGCCGCGCGGCTCAGACGCGCGGCCTCGGCATCGTCGGCCAGCGCTTGCCCGCCAGGCCCGGTATGCGGGTGGCGAGTTGCTGCGCCCCGAGTTCCAGCATCCACCAGGCAGCGCCGAGCAGGCCCGCCATGAGCGCGCCGAACATCAGGCCGACCGCGATGTCGAGCGGGAAATGCACGCCCACATGGATGCGCGCCCAGCCCGTGGCGGCCGCCACCGCGAACAGCGCGATGCCCGGTGCGCGCAGCGCCGGCCGCGCGAGGAAGGCGAAGGCCACCATGAACATCACCGAGGCATGCGTGCTCGGCAGCGCGGCGCTGGCGCCGTGCGGGATGTAGGCCGGCACCAGGCCCAGGATGAAGGGCCGCGGCATGTTGATGCGCGCGGCGATCTCCTGGCACAGCATGGCGGTGAGCCCGGCGCCCGCGAGCATGAAGAGGACATAGGCCCGATGGCCGGGCCGACGCCAGGCAGCGGTACCGATCATGGCCGTGGAAAGCCAGGGGCCGCCGAGCGCGAGCCCGACCGCGATCGCCAGCACCCAGGGCGTGGGATGGGTGCCGGCGGCGAGCCACTGCAGCAGGTCGAGATGGAATGCGTTCATGCAGCCTCCCGGAACGAACGGGATGGGGCAAAGACAGTGCGCGGGCAGGCACGAGCGGCGCGGCAAGGACGCGGACGGGCGAAGGACATGGAGGAGGCCTCGTGGGCGAAGTGAAGCGGCCCTGCCGCGGGGCGTCAGGGAAGCGATGGATGCGGCGCGCTCGCGCCGTCGGAATGGATCAGGCGAAGGACGGCGGTGCCGTGGTCGGCGGCAGCCGCAGCCAGGGGCGGGGCAGGGGAGGCGCCCCACTCCGCGCGCCGACGCGCCGCGGCGGTTCGTGGCGCGCACCGGTCAGGCCGGTCGCCACGACGATGGTCAACGGCAGCAGCGCGAGCACGATGCCCATGAAGCCATCGAAGGCCGCGCTCAGCGCATTGACCATGACCGCGCAGCAGGAGGCCTGCGCGAACATGGTGGTCTCGAGGCTTTTCGCATGGCCGGCGCGCTCGTCGGGTTCGAAGCGCACGGTCTCGCCGGCATTGCGCACCTTGAGGCCGGGCTCGTCCTCGAGGCCGTCGCTGTGGAAATGCGCCGAGATGAACGGGTGCAGCAGCACCAGCCAAAGGCCGATCACGCACCCGATGCATCGGTGCGCGTCGATCCATCGGCGGAGCCTGGCCAGCAGCATGCGGCGGATGCTAGGCGGCAAATATGAACAGAATATGAGTACTCGCGGAATTCATGCGGATTCGAGGGCCTCCCGAAAGCCCCGAACTATCGGCGCCGTCCGACACGGACGTTCATCACGAAGACTCAGCATCCCGTTGTCCCGAGCGACTCCTCCTCCCTGGCTTGGGGCACCTACCGTGACAGCTGTAGGTGCTTGAGCGCCCGGCCTTGGTGCCGGGCGCCTTTTCTTTTGCGGGGTCGACGGGCTTCGTGGGGACGGGGGCAGCGGTGGCCTCTTCAGGCCGCATTTCCGCAATCACACGTCACAACGGTCTTGCCTCGCTTGGCCGCCATTCGGCCAAACAACAAGATCATTGATTTTACATAATGCACATTGTCTGTCGAATCCAGTGGACGATCTTTTCACCCACGCCAGTGGTCTGGATCGACGAAAAGATCGCCTGTGCGTTGGCGCCAACGCCAGCGATTGCCGCGCCAGTCGCTAGCGAAGCCTTTCCCAAGGCTTTCAGCAGCATGTCTCCCTTCTTCGATCCCTCATGCCGCCGCACGGTCGCTCGTGCCAGCTCGGCAATCGGGTCGAGGCCAGCTATCGCAGCGATCAGCGCCTGATCTTCCGGCGCGCATGTCGCGTTGCCGTTGCGCCAATTCGCAATCCGCTGCGGCTTGACGTCGAGCGCGCGGGCGAGGTTGGCATCGCTTCCCGCTATCGACTTTGCCTTATCCATTAGCAAATTTATCGTTTCAAGGTTGGACATAGCGAAACTTTCGTAACAATTCCGTTTATAAACGGGTCCGTTTATATAAACGAACTCGTGAACATTATGGCGCTGATCTTCAAAACCGGAAAACTGGGCGAGGGCAAGACCTATCGCCTCCGTAACGGCCAGTCCGGTGCGGGAATGTTGTCCGGCTGGATCGCGCCGGCACAGCCGGGCCCGAAAAAGGGTGGGCTGCGCGCCGGCCCGGAAGGACGCGCCTGCGCGGCCACCGGGCCGGTGTCTGCCCTCCCCGTTGGTAATCACGGGGAGAACGTTTGATGACTCGCCCGGCTCGCAATTCGCTCGTGCTTGACGGTTCGGAGGTCAAGTGGCGCCTGCAAGCCGAGCGCACCGCGTCGAAGTCCAAGGTTCATATCGACTGGGTTCGCTTCACCGTCCAGCGTCGCTATGCAGCAGCGCCGTCGGCGGAACTGCTGTTTGGCCCAGAGCCCTTCAACATCTGGGAAGCGGCAGCGCATCGCGTGCACCGCGTGTTGTCGGAGCTCCCGAACGAGGAGCATTGGGCAGGTGCCCAGGCGATGCAGCTTGCGCTCGACGTGGCAGCAGCGCTCGGCGAAGAGTTCGTGGTCAATCCCGAGCTTCGCAAGGGCCATGACTTCTATCGCCATCGCTGGAGCATCGAGCGCAACGGCCAGGAATGCGGTTGGGTCGGCTTCCTCGTGAGCAGCGAAAGCCCACGGCAGCAAGCTCAAGCGAAGACGGTGCACTGCAACCTGTTCGGAGCGGCATGTACGTTCGCTAAGCATGGCTGGAATCTCAGGCTGGCCAAGATCGTTCGCGAGGAGAAAGCCGACATCACGCGGGTGGACCTCGCCCTGGACTTCTTCGACGGTCTGCCGGGTGGCATGGAACGCCTGCAGGGTGACTATTTTTCGGGTGCGATGGACGTCAATGGGAAGCGCCCGAAGACCTTGCAAACCGGCGACTGGTTCAACGGTCACGCGCGCAGCTTTTACCTCGGCAACAAAGGCACAGGCAAAGAGACGAACGTTTACGAAAAGGGCGATCAGTTGTTCGGGGTCGAGGCCTGCAACCCTTGGATTCGTGCCGAGCTGCGCTACGGCAACAAGCTGCGCGAACTGCCGGTGGAAATGCTCCTGCGCCCTGCTGACTTCTTCGCAGGCGCCTCCGCATGGCATGCCGAGCTACTCGCCATCGCCGATCAGGTCGCCATTCCTGAGCCCGCGAAGACTCGCCCTCGCCTCGCGATCCAGACCGTAGCAGCGGAAGCGCATCGCTCCATTCGCTGGATGTTCAACACCGCAGCACCAAGCATCAAAGCTGCGTGGGACTACCTCGGCGATGACTTCCTGGAACTGGTAGGCGGAACCAAGGTGCCCGCCCGCCTTCGCCGATTTAACGCAACAGAGTTGCGCCACGCATTCGAAACATCGGTGCGGGCCTTTTCACCGTCCGCAGGCGCTGGCCACGCCATGCAAGCGACGTAACCCCGGCCTGGAGAAAAAACCATGCAGATGAATTCCGAAGTGCTCGTGCACGGCGTCAAGGAATCGACCGGCACCATCGAAGGTCGCACGTTCAGTTCCACCGTCTTCCACTGCGAAGTGGACATGAAAGAGAACGGCGCTGGCCGAGCCATCGGCCACGTGACCCGGCCTTTCAAACTCGGCGATCACAGCGAGTTCGAGAAGTGGGCACACCTCGGTCCAACGCTCAACGCAGGCCCTATCCGCGCGACGGCCACTTTCGAAATCGAGGCAGCGCGCGAAGACGGCTCGAAGCTCGTCCTGGTCGCGATCAAGCCCGTCGACGTGAAGCAGCAGCCCCAGCGCGCGGCCACGCAGGCGGCCTAAATGCGCTTCGTCGTCCAGTCTCTCGAAACAGGGCGGTTCCTCTGCCCGTCCCTGGTCGACGGCCAGCCGGAATGGGTCCGCTCCCTGCGTGAGGCTGGCGGCGGGGTCATCAACGACGAAGAGGAAGCCATGGACATGGCCGATGAGTACGCCGAACGCGGCGAGGCAGTGACGGTGATCGATCTGGATCGACTCGGCACGGCCAACGACTACGCGGAGGGCTTGTGATGGACCCGGAATTCTGGTTTGCCGTGCTGTTCTGGACAGTGGTTGCCTTCGCGGCCTTCTGGTCCGTCGGCATCGCGATAGAGCGTGCTGCGCAACGCGGCGAGGTCATCTACGTGGCACGGCATCGCGATCACGCCAGTGTGCCTGTCATGCGTTGGAAGGATGACGCGTGATCTGTGCGCAGGCCCTTCCAGCCCTACCGGATGGCTCGCAGCCTGTTGGCATCACGTCTGCACAGCCAGCCGACTTGTCGACCTGTTCTTACCTTCTCGTTTCTGGTTCCGAGATCGCGATAGCTCGCGGTTTCACAGTCCCCTCAGCCGCCGAATTTGGCACTGCTTGGTTTTGGGGATTTTCACTCGTGGTAGGCACCTACATGATTTCGTGGGGTGCTGGGGCAGTGCTGCGTTTCTTCAAGTAAAGGAAATTGAAATGGACTTCTCTTCCATCACCGGCGCCGTCGACCTCGCTACCGTGGGTGTCGGCATCCTGGCCCTGGCCGTCATCATGATGGGTCCCAAGGTCGCGTCGTACGGCGCGAAGCGCATCCTCGGCTTCTTCCGCGGCTAAGCCATTCGCCCGGGCCTTCGGGCCTGGGCATTCACGCTATGTGGCTGATGCTCGCTTTCTTCTGCGGCACCCTTTGCGGTGCCGCTGCCGTTGCTGGACTTTGGAATGTCTGACATGACGCGTCATTTGCTGCGCGTGTTGGCGCTCCTGCTGCTGGTGGTTAGCTTTCCCTCGCACGCGCTAATCCCTAAGGTCGCAGGTTACGTTATTGACACCACGCTATGGCCTGCTGGCCGACGCGAGCCTTCCGCTGAGGCGGCCTGTCGGTACTACACCGACGTGGTGCAAGCTGGTAAGGGCTATGCCTATGTACGAGTCGATAACTTCTGTCGGTACACCATCAATGGCGTAGCAGGGGGTGTGACCTACTCGTTTACTCCGGGCTCGGCCTGCCCATTGAACAGTTCTGCTTCCGGGTCGCAGTGCCAGTGCAACAGCGGCTATGCTGAAAACGCCGCGAAGACTGCTTGCGAGCTGAATCAGGCCAATTGCACGCCGGGGCGGACCATCAGCAGCGGGTTTTTCGATGCGGGCGGTGAGATAGCAAAGGGCCCGCCTTACATCGTCTGTTCGTTGGGCTGTGCTGCTGCGTTCGATGGCGAGTTTCCTGCAGGCTCTGCGCTTGTGCAGGGCAAGAAGCACTATTTCGCCAAGGGCTCTTATGCCACGAATGGCAGCAAATGCGATTCTGGTGGAGGTCCCGGTGTGCCTACTGGCGACGGTAACGCCCCCTCCCCCAACGATGCAGTTCCACCGGATAACTGCGCACCCGGCGAGGCTCCTGGTGTAGTTAATGGTAAGGCCGTTTGCGCGCCTGATATGTCCCAGCCTGGGGATGGAACGAAGCCGCCAGCGACGCCCGACCCGCCGAAGTCCGACGACAAGAAGACGTCAGAGACGACGTCTGAGACGACGACGAACGCCGATGGATCGAAGACCACGACTACTACGACGACGACGAAGAATGTCGACGGAACGTCGTCCACCACGAAGACCGTTCGCACCACAAATCCCGATGGCAGCCTTCGCAGTGAAAGCACCTCTACCAGCGGTAGCGCAGTCACGAAGGAGGCCGAGAAGGAAGGCGACAAGAAGGCCGAGAAGTGCGAGAAAAATTCGTCCGATACCGGGTGCGGTGGCGATCCCAAGGCCGTTGATCCGAACGGGCTCTACACGAAGAAAGAAGCCACTTTGAAAGGTGCGCTAGAGGGTGCTGCTGCGAAGCTCAACAGTTCGCCTGTAGGTGCTGCCGTAACGGGCTTCTTCGTTGTCGGCGGTGGTGGGTCTTGCCCCTCGACTTCCGCGACCATTCCCTTCTTGGAACAGAGCATCACGCTCGATTTCTACTGCACCAGTTTCGCGGCCAATGCCCTGGTTTTGCTGCGTGCTGTGCTCTTGCTGATTGCAAGCTGGATGGCGTTCCGTATCGCAATCGAGTAGCACTATGCTTAAGCAATTTACTGATTGGCTATGGTCCCTCGTCGTCGCTGTGTTCGGCGCGCTGTGGGGCCTCATTCAAGACGCGTTCATTGCGTGCTTCACGCTGCTGGTCGATGGCTTCGCTAGCCTCGTGTCGGCTATCCCTGTGCCGGCGTTCGTGTCCGGTGGGCTTGGCTCGCTATGGGGCCAACTCGATCCCGGCATGGTGTACCTGCTCAGTGAAACAGGCGTGCCCGCTGCGTTCGCGGTCATCGGCACCGGCTATGCCTTCCGCTTGGCTCGGAAGTTCCTCACCTTGTTCCAGTGGTAGACCATGGCGATTTTGTTTTACGAGGGCCTCCCCGGTGCCGGCAAGTCGTATGAGGCGATGGCAACGCAGATCATCCCGATGCTTCAAAAGGGCCGCGAGGTCGTTGCGTACATCGAAGGGCTTGACCACGCCAAGATCGCGGTAGCCGCTGACCTGCCCGAGGACCGCGTTCGGGAGCTGCTGTTCGTGGTGACGCGCGAGGACATGCGTCCTCGCGAGAAGAAGGAAGGCAAAAAGTCGGTTGCCATCGATGGGGCCTGGATCGACATGGTTCGCGACAACGCGTTCCATGTCTTCGATGAGGCTCAGAGTTGGTGGCCGAATCGGCACCGCGCCTCTGAGGCGTTGACGCTGTTGGTGACCGAGCATCGGCACCGAGGGATGGACATCCTCTTGATGGGGCAGTCGCTTCCGGACGTGCTGGCGCTGTGGCGGCGGCGCGTGGACCAGAAGTTCACGTTCCTGAAGCTCTCGGCTTTGGGCATGGACAAGCGGTATCGCGTCACGATCTTCAAGGGCCAGGGCAACGATGAATTCGTCAAGGTTTCCGACAAGGCCGGCAAGTACGATCCGAAGTACTTCGGGACCTACAAGAGCCACGTGTCCGACGACACGAACACTGAGACCTACACCGACAACCGCGTGGTGTTTTTCAAGGGCGCGGCGGTCAAGTACGGCGCGCCTGCGATGCTCGTTGCGTTCTGCATCGGCTGCTGGAAGCTGTGGGAGTTCTTCCATCCGCCGGTGCCGCCGCCCAAGGCTCCGGTAGCGCAATCCGCTTCGACCACGGCGCAGACGGCCGCAGCGGGGGCGCCAAGCGGTCAAACGCAGTTGGCCAAGGCTTCACCCCCGGCAGAGCCGAAATCGCCCCAGGAGCGCTATTTCGAGGACATGAGCGGAAAGTATCGCATCCGACTGTCCGGCTTGCTCATGGGTCGCGGCCACGTTGCCGGGGTCGTGGAGTGGCTTGACGGGAACACGCGTGTTGTCGAGCGCCAAAGCCTGGACACTTTGCGTGATCTTGGCGTTGCTGTGGTCGTCACTGGCCCTACTGTGCGGCTGAGGGTTGGGGAGTGGTCTGCGCTCGCTACGATGTGGCCTGTTGATGATGGACAGGGCCGTGTCCCTGAGAACACGCAGGACACCATTCGCAGGGGTGCTGGCTCCCGCGTGGCGGGTGATGATGGTGGCTCGGCAGCAGCGCCAGCAGGGCTGACCATCATCGCGAATGGTAGGCGTGAGCCTGCGGCACCGTTGGAGCGTCAAGGCGGTGAGAACGGGTTCCAGCAAGCCAGAGTCAAGCCGGGGTCGCCCTGGTCGTTTTCAACACAGTAGGAGGTTGCTCGTGGGCATCGATTTCGCTTTCGGCTTGGTCGGCCTCGTCGTCGCTGTGTGGCTTGCGATCAATGCGCTCTGCCAAGTCAAGCGCGACATCGAGCGCGACTGAATTACGTGCCGAGCAGATCGCGCCCTCCTTGCTGAAGAACATCTGCCGGAGCCCTTGTGGCGTAGGCGCGCATCCAATCTGCTCGAGCATTTTTTAACTGCCCTACCCTTCCGGCCCGCACAGAAGAAGACGCCGGCGGCCGCCGGCTCCAACGGTCGGCTAGGTCAAGCCTGTCGATCGACGCAAAAAGTATCGTTGTACGGTACCAATCGACAGCCAGGTCTGAGGATCTCGTCGCGATTTCGATACTTTTCCGGCAAATGAAGAAGGCCCCTCACGAGGGGCCTTTTCGTTGCTGCTACTCTTTCAGAGATTTACATATTTTAAGAGCGAAAGCTCTTGACATAAGTGTCCTTGTGTCTCAGGCAATTGCCCTTATGCACATTGTGCGGATTAACTGGGAAAGCAGAGAGGCGGGGTTTCGTGGGCCATGGTTCCAGTGCTGCAGGAATGTCGCTCGATGACGCCAATCCTCGGCCGCTCATGGCAACAACTCGATCCGGGTACTGCCGGCATGTGGCTTAGATGCCCACAACTGCGATCGCAGCTTCTGCATTCGCGGGCACCCGGCCCCGCATGCGAAACCTCAATCCCGCGCGTCCAACCCACCATTGATCGCCAGATCCGCTTGCCGGATCTGGCGGCGCCGGCGCAGCGCCTCGCTCATGCCATCACGCACACCGGCCTTGATGACCAGGTACAGGAGCCAGCCCACGAGCGTGCCGGCGATCAGGATCGCTGCGAGCAAAGACATCTGCCATGCCAAGGCGCCGCCGCCGAGCTGCTGGATGGTGACTTGCAT